AAGCTCGTGGTAATGCGATGAGGTTTGGACAAGAACTTGCCACGGCATTCAGTCCTCAAAACATTGGAGCATCCATATTTACAAAAATCTTTGACGAATCAATGAAGACACTCAAAGCTTTTGATAATGCTGTAGCGGATCTCTCAAAAACAACCGGTACCGTTGATAAATTCAACAACGTTCTCTATGATGCTCAGAGAGCAGGAAACCTTCTTGGGGTATCTATGTCTGAAGTTGGAACTGCTATTGCAACATTAAATGCTTCTACGTCACAATTTGCAAAACTAAACGAATCTACACAAACTCAACTCGCAATTTCAACATCTCAATTTGAAAAGCTTGGAGTTTCTGCTCAAGATACCGCAGACTTTATGGAAAATGCGTTCAAAATTATGAACATGGGTGCAACTGAAGCCATTCAGGCTCAAAAAGAACTTGCTATGGCTGGTGTAGATCTTGGTATCGGTGCTGGAAAAATAGTCAAAGACTTTAATGCTGCTTCGAAGACGCTTGCGGTATATGGTAGAGGATCCGTTAAAATATTCAAAGACCTTGCTGCGCAAGCTAAGGCTGCTGGTGTTGAGGTATCGACCCTTCTCGGTATCGTCCAAAAGTTTGATACATTTTCCGGTGCAGCAGAAGGTGCTGCTAAGTTCAATGCACTATTGGGAACTCAATTATCAACAACTCAAATGTTGATGATGACTGAAGAAGAGAGAATGAAGACTCTGGTGGAGTCAGTCCAAGCACAAGGCATCGCATTTGGAGACATGGATCGCTTCACTCAAAAGGCAATCGCAGCGGCTGCTGGTATTACCGACATGAATGAGGCAAACAGAATATTCTCAATGAGTCTTGCTGATTACGAAGCAAACGCTAATCAAATGCAACAAAATGCGGATGCTCAAGCAAAGTTTGATGAAGCAGTTCAGGCAACCGTTCCGACAATGAACAAGTTTAAAAACCTAGCAACAGAATTAATCACGCTAGTCCAACCTGCTTTAGAAATTTTGGGTGATATAGCAGATTATTTGACGGACTTCTTTCAAGGTTTGAGCAAAGAAACAAAAGAGACGGTCTCTATGATCGCACTTTTTGCAGGAGGCATAATGACTCTGGTTCCATTATTCGCTGTTGGCGGTGGTTTCATGGCCGGTCTTGCGGCGCTTGGACCTGCGATTGCTGGTGTTGGTACAGGTATTGCTTCTGCTATTGGTGCAATATCAGCTGTTACAATGACTGGTGTGGGCGCTGGTGTCTTGGCTACACTTATAGCCGCAGGTGGCGGTATTGCTGCAACAATGGCTGCGATGGCTGCAAGTGAGGCCGAGATTGCAGAATCAAACGCCAGAATGGTGAGCCAAGGTTCAGCGACAATCCAATCAATGGCTGATATTGGAAGAGCAGATTTCTCAGGAATCGCAACAAAATTCAGAGGTGTTGTCGAAGAACTCAACTCAATGGGTACAGACGTAAAGGTGACGTCAATGATGCAAAACCTATCTCTAATCAGTGCTGGGACAGCCATAGACATCACTGGTGCGAAGATTCAAGGCTCGGCTACCAATGTAACCGCTAATGTTCAAAACATCTTTGATGGTATGCATATGACTCTAGAGGCTGGTGGTCAAGAGTTTGAAGCATATGTTAAAACAGTAGCAGCTACGGCAGCACTGCAATAGGAGAAATAAATGAATAAAGGTTATATAGATAATTATGCAACAAAATCTGGTGGATTGATTGAGATAGAATCAATGATATTCAAAGACCCCTTTGCTGAGGGTGATTCCACTGTTTCTTTTTATGCATTCATCACATCATTTAGTGATAGTATGAATTCAAGCTGGAACGAAGAGCAAGTATACGGTCGACCTGATCCAATTGGAACATTTCAAAATACCACTAGAAAAATCTCTTTGGCTTTCGATGTGCCTTCCGCAAAATTATCGGTTGCAAAAAAAAATCTCACAAATATTAATCGGGTAAAACAATTTATGTACCCTGCATACTCTTCAAACACTTCTAACAACACCAGCACAAATGCCCTATCTCTTGCGAAGTCTCCACTTGTAAGAATTAAGTTTGCTAATCTTATTCAAAATCTTGATTCGACTAAGGAATCTAAGGGGTTGCTAGGTTGGATCAATTCATTTTCAGCAACGCCAGTTATTGATATGGGGATGTTCAATGAAAACAAGAAATTTTATCCAAAAGTGTATAACGTATCGCTTGATTTTACTCCACAACACGAGTTTGATTTAGGGTATGATGCAGAATCAAATCTTCCAATAGACCCCAAATTTACTAAATTTCCATACGATGGAGGTGAATAATGTCGCGATTGAAATCAAGAAGAATAGCAAAAAACAGAAATGAAATGTATGAGAAGACTTTTGAAGATCGTGGAGTCAAAGAGGTCGAGCAATTCTCTACGCCTTCTTTCAAAAATCCATCTCAAGAAGAGATTGATAGAATACCAACAACCGAACATATTTGGTCTAATGGTGATCGATTCTGGTTTCTTGCTTCAAAATTTATGGGAGATCAGAGATTGTGGTGGGTAATCGCCAAACTAAACAACAAGCCGACAGAAGCTCATTGCACAGAAGGAGACAAAATTAAGATCCCAACAAACGTTGCGGTTGCTCTTGAGGTGTTAGCATGACTGAAGATGAAAAACTAAACAAAATTGGAGAATATCTAGATATTTTTGCACCAGAAGAACGAGATACACTGTCGGATTTCGCAGGCTTCTTAGGTCTTGAAGCTAGCACCGTAAAGTGGTCTGTTGCGATATCCACATTGGGCCTTGGGAACGCCCTTTATGAAGGCGTCATAGATTCACTTAGAAATGCAGATCCAACCTATAGTAATTATACAAACGGTGGAAAGATAGTTGAGCTAAATCACTCTATCTACAGAAGCTTAATTAACATATTGGGTGGAAACGAATCAGTCACTGATTATGAAGTTTTTTTCACACAAATTCAAAACTACATAGATGATGTTTTTGTACCTATTGACGACGAGACCGCCAGTGAACTTCTTGAGTCTTTGGCTGCTACTCAGTTAGTGCCCTACGTAGATTTAGATACAATAATTACATCAGAAAATATAAAAAATTCCTATTATATTTCCAACTATGCTATTCACACAAGAATCTTCAATAGAGAAATTTTTACATCGGCGAGCGATGAAGCCTTAAGAGAAACAATAATAGAATCAATAGGCTCAGATGAATTTGGTAGAATCTTTGGTGCCAACAGAACAATTAGATACATAATTGAAAATGGATTTTCCATATCAGACATTGGAAAGTTTATAGCAAAAGGTTCTGATGATATTCCCGGTGTTGAAGATTTTATTAAAAACCTAGAAGATGTTCAAATAACAGTAAATTCCGAAGATGGTACCAAACTTTTTTCCACGTATGAACAGATAGACGATGGAGTTAGACTCGCTAAAATATCTCAAGATTACTATCCTGGGCAGACTGGCATTGATGTTGGAGCGGTACCAGCTGGTACAATAAATAAATTGAATTTGGATGTAGTAAATTTTCCGTCTGATGTATATGGATTGGATCAGGTGCCGAGTTCACCAGGATATAATCAGGCAGCCTTAGATGCACTAAAGTCTTCTGATGAGTTTGGTGAAAATGGGGACATAACAACTTATAAATTCCAGTTCTATAAATCAATAACAACCGCCACTGTTTCGCCAAATCTCATTGTAAACTTGTGGAATAGTATCTTCTCTTCAGACAAAGTTACTCCAGAAGAAATGTTTTTAAATCAAATAAAAAATAGATACATAGATTTTATCTTAAAAGTTTTAGAAGACTATCAGGATGACGAGAGGTTGGACGAGACCTTAACAAACAGAAGAAATGAAGTTTTTGATGAACAGTTTAAAAAATTAATCTATTCCATAATTGCTATAGATAAAGAGATAGCTAGACGAGTAAAAATATTTCAAGAACTTGAAAAAATAATAGATATAGAAGGTAGAGATTCTGGTAATCCTTTGAATACTGCTGAGGTAAAAAAGATCGAGGCGCAAGGGGCCCAGGCATTCATTGATTCAGAAGTAGATCAGACTAGAAAACCGTTAACCGACGAACAAATTGAAGATCGACAAAGGTTCTACAAACAATGTGCTTTAATGTTAAATATTCATCGATTATCCCCAAGCTTTGAAAATATAATCTTAGAACGCATGGGCGGGACTCAAGAATCTAGCAATGAAAATAAAAAGAAGCCGTTTGATGGAAGATTTTGGAGAGCCAAATCTGATAATACCGAGCAATTAATCACAAACCTTGTGTCCTCAGAAGACTCTAGCTATATGTTTGAGATCCCCACTCACATCATGACTCAACTAACGCCGAAGTTTAGACTCTATAAAGTTATGAATGAACAAGATGGTACACTAAAACAGACAGAATTTATATTTCCAATGCATATTGATCTAAACAGAACAAAGAACTTCAAATCACAACAAAACACTAAACAAGAATCTACTATTCCAACTTTTCTTGAAGCACAATTTGATAAAGGCGATGGTGTAGGTCTAAAATCATTTTCTCTGGAGTTTAACGGAACGAATCCTGCTGAGGCGCGAAACGACGTTAAGGGGTCAATGTCCCTGTTCTTTCAATCATTTGCAGACTTTACAAGAACACGAATTGATCCAAACGGTAATGAGTACAGATTTGTAGATTTGATTATACAACCAACCCCAGATAAAAACAATAGAGTTGATGGCGTTAAATTAGTTAGCTTAAAGCAATATGAACCAACCTTCTATAGAATCAGAGTTGATATGGGTTATAACATACCAGATAATCTTGAGGGCATATCAGATTTTGATCTTGCACGCCTCAAGAGGGCTCTAAAATCAATGAACAAGTCTTTTTATCTCTGCATGGTGGACCACAGTTTTAACATAAAAAACGATGGAACTGTTGATATGACTTTCACATACAGAGCCTATCTAGAAACAGCTCTTAAGAGTCTTCGGTTTGATGCCTTAACAACTCCAGAACTAGCCCTCAAGAGAATAGAGAATGAAAATAAGATGCACGAGATAGCAACAAGCCAACAGTGTACCAAAGATGAGCTAAAGGAGTTACAACTAGCGCTTGCTGGTGTTGAAGAGGAGATGATTTTAAACTCTTTAAATTCCATCATAAGTAGACTATACAGACGAGAAAAAATCTTTACAGTCACGATAGACAATGAAGACAGAAAGTTTTTTCTTAAAAATGGATTTTACAGAACTTGCGACCTTATAAATGGAGTTTCACTTGAAGACAATGTAGATTCAGCATCTGATGGTGACTTAGGTATCGTATTGAGTGGCTTATTCTTATCTGAGGAGCCATGTAGAAACTTCGAAAGAGACATTGACGATACTAATATTCAGTTCTTTTTCTTTGGGGACTTATTGCATACAATTTTGGATGCTCTGAATGACCCAAGAACAAAAAAGACTGCTGTGGGTCTTGAGAATACAAAGATAGTTTTAGGGCACTTTGAGTTTGACCCTTACCAAGGACACGGTTCTGCTGGTAAATACAATATATCTAACATACCAATTTCTGTTGATTTTTTTGGTGAGTGGTTTAAGAAAAACATACTAAATCAAAAATCAACAAGACGTACTTTTCCCATCTTAAACTTTATTCGAAACTTAAGTAACTATCTCGTCAACAATGGGTTGCTTGAAACATGCGTCAATAGAAATGTTGAAAAAGCGATAAGGTTTCAAACGGGACAAATATCAGCAATATCTGAAAATGGCGATCCATTGGGTAGATTGTTGAACTCGAACAATACAACGATAGATACAGATGCACTTAGGCGAGGTGCTAGAATTAGAGCTGGTAATTTTAGTGGGCTTGAAAATATAAGTAGAGGTGCACTAGAGAGACAGCAGCAAAGATACATTGATTCTGGCTACACGGGGTTACCATTACTTGGAGACGTAGAAGGTAACCCAAATGTTGAGAATTTCTATCATTACATAGTTCTCAGTTGCAATGGGTCCGCATTGACTTATGCAGGGACAGGAAACTATGAAGAGGATATAAGAGCAGGTCGATTTCACGTTGAGATTGGTTCCAACAGAGGTATTGTTAAAACGGTTAATTTTGCGAAAACAGACATGCAATACCTTCGAGAAGCCAGATTTTTTAGAAATGGAATCGACGGCTTGTTACAACTATCCTCAGTGTACACTGCGACAGTTGAGATGTTTGGAAACACACTTTTCTATCCCGGAATGGATTTATGGATCAATCCATATGGGTTTGGAGGAACTCACTTGGGTAGCCCGTCTCAAGGAGATTCAGTTGGTGGAAATATTTCCAATAGAAGTCTTGCAAACATTTTAGGACTAGGAGGTTATCACACGATTACTGGTGTTACAATCAATCTAACTCCTCAAAAATTTTCAACTTCCATAAAGTCACAACATTATTATTCTGGTGATGGAGAAAATCCTGATAACACAACTCTCAGAGGGTCAAACCAATCTAATGATGGTGATTTGATTGAAAATTACAGTTTAGAGGACCCTTCCACGAGAAATGCAGCTAATTGTAAAAAAGAAATTTTAGATCAAATTAATTTCACAACCACAGCGCAAGACCCCTCCCCTTCAATTGAAGAGCCTCAACCAGAAACGACACAAGCTGATGAATCTACGACAGCGGCAGCGACAGCCGAAGAAATCCCACCGCCAACAATCCCGCCGGCAGTTTCATCTACTCCAACGGAGGTATCTGCTGAGCCTGAAGAAGCCACTGCTGTTGGTGACGAAATTCCAGCAGATTCCGATGCAACATTGGAAGTTAATAGTGAAGGAGAACAGATAACCAGTTTCAATGGACACTATGTTCAATCATCAACCACAAGAACAACAAGTGGACAAATGGCTACTAGAGAATTTCTGGTGCCTGGTGTGTTTGTTACTAGAGGTGATGATACATTGTTCATACCTGAGGGTAAGGCAGCAACGGATTATATAGTAGTAACTGACGAGAGACTTATACGTAGATATTAAAGACTTAGGGACAAAATAACATGGCAGATTTTAAAGGAAACAACAATTCAAATACGATCCGAACAGCGCTTGAGAGATCAAGATATAAACTCAATGCTTTCAATGACTCTGATGTCCAAGTTATGGATTTCAACTTTGCTGAAAGGACGTTTTATGGGAGAGTAAATAGACAAATTGACCCTGTTATCGCTAACGAAAACTTCATAGTTAATCTTTACAATCAAAATACAGCAGTCATGAATTTTGTTGCAGATCAGTTTAAAGAAATGTACATAAGATACAGCAATGCTCTCAATCTTAGTTTGATAAACAAGGAAGATGCAAACCTATCAGAATTGAGCGTTATTCGTGGTTGGGAAGATCCAATAAATTCATATTCTCAATTCATGTCTTTATTTATGGACTCTTTCTTGCAAGAAAAAATGATTCCTAATGAAAAAAAGATCGGTTCCTTTGATGACTTTTTGGTCATGTTCGAAGCACATGTTCTCGAGAACGACATCAACGCAAAGATAACATTCTCAGGCTTCATGAAATCAAGGCAGTCCTCCATCTTTAACACAGGCTTAGCGTTGCAAGTAGCCCCTCTCGGCTTTGCAGATGATTCTATCAAAGAAAGTACAATTCTTGACTCTCCGAACTATGAATTCTTTATGAATATGGCCAAACAATTTGGATTTTCCGTCAATCTCCAAAATCCCAGTGTATTGGTGTCTGACTTGGCTCACCCAACTACAACACAATTTCGAGGAAGATATAATATGTTCTCCGTCAGTAGGGTATTCAGCAAACAATACCTTAGAACATTCAACTTTGACTTTGACCTATTATCACAGTATCTTATGGACACATATAACTCTTTTGTTCACTTAAAACCAAACTTAAAAGAAATATACATATGCAATAATAAAACTAAGTCAAATATATCAAGAAGAAATAATATTGATAGTATAGATTATAATATTATATTATTATTATATATTAAAATAAGAAATATGGAAGAAATTTTTCCGTTTTCCCATTCTGAAATGAAATCAATACACAGTACCTCCGTAAGATTGTTCGACATCACACCAGAAAAAGCTTTAGAATTCATCGAATCTCAGTTTCGAAGCAAATACAATACCAAAGAGGGTTCTCTTACCTACTACAAAAAAAAGTTTGAAAAATAACTTGACAACCTTATCTGAATATGTTATCTTATATTAACCGTCAAACTTATTATAACACATTTCGGAGGACCCTGCAAATGTTTTTTCAACTTTTAGATAATAAAATGGAATGTGCCGGCACTTACGTGGATGGACAGTTCATTTGGGATAAAATTCCACAAGGCATTTCAAAAACATGGAGCTACTCAGATCATCTTCATGGTAGAGATATCGATTATGCCCATTTGCTGGTGGCTGGTAAGTCACTCAGCGAGATTTGCCCACCTCACCTAACCGATCGATGGATAGAAGCAAACAATTTGCTGAAGAGTCATTACAAAGCGATCAACACATCATTGATCGATGTATCAGATGTGTGCTTTTACGATCTTGTTCCACAAAAACACCTTCAACATTACTTTGATACGAAGAATGAGATAACCAAGTGGGTGTTTGAGAATGTGGAGAAGCCTGAACACTACGGCTTGTTGAAAAGAG